CTAAGCAGATAGCTCGTCGCTACTTGAAGGTGGTCTTGGCCGTGAGGGACAGTAACCAACTTCTTCTTGTTGGTAGGACCGTTGAACCAAATCTCCGTCTTGTTGCGGCGGAAAGACAAGAGGTTGTCAGAGAAGAATCGGTGAATCTTACCCTGCAACTTCAGGTCTGGGTCGTTAGCCAAGTGCAGAAAGTGCTCGGGCTCGCGGCGGACAGCGATAAGCATATCGCGGCGCAGCTCAGCCGTAGTGTATCTCGATGGGTCGATACCAAGCATAAGGCGGGCCATAGTCTCAAGCTGGTCCAGCGTCAAAGCCTTGCACTCGATGAGTGCGTCCACCTCCATATTGAGCTGCTCGACTTCTGCCTCAGCGTCGCGCTCGTCATTGGCTTCCTCAAACTGCGACCCGTTCATGGGGTGGTGGTCCAAGAACTGCTGTAAGACGGGGTTGGTCTTAGGGACGTGGAGCATACCATCCTCAAAGATGATGGGCTCAACGATGGCGTTACCATCTTGCTCGTCCTCGAAGGGGCTCTTCTGGTTGCGGGCGTAGCGTAGCACACGGTTTTCACCCTTCTCCTCATCCCAAAAAAGGAGAGGCTTGCGGTTGGTGCTACGACCGGGAATCATAAAAGAAAGGGGGGCCTGCCCTCGGAGCAGGCGGTACGTTTTATCAGTATTCATTTCTATTTTAATTAAGGGGAGATAGAGGGGAGCACCCGTTGTGCTCCCCAATATCCAGTTCACAATCAGTCCTTGAACAGGAAGAAGTTGTTCGCTCCCATCACGCACACAGCACGCTCGGACAGGTAGTTGACTTCCATCGCGTCGAGGTCGCTGGTAGCAGCACCTCCGGCAGAACCTGTAATCCAAGTCTTATACCGGCGGTCCTCAGTCTCTGAGGCGCGGTAGCGGACGTGGAGGAACGGACGCTTGGCGTTCTTACCGAGCACTTGGTCATAGACCGTGGTGCTTCCAGCAGGAACGAGCAATCCATTGATGCCACCGTTGGTGAGGTTGCCACGCATGGTTGGGTCGTTCAGGTACTTCCAGTCAGACTTGTAGAAGTCGTAACCACGGCGGAAGCCTGTGAAACCAAGGTTGAGCGCCATCTGCTCGTCGTTGTCGAAGAGACCGTAGCTCGTACCGCCGGCACCGTAGCTGTTCTGTGCAGCCAGCATGTCGTCGATATCGAAGCTCATCTCACGATTCACGAAGAGGACGTTCTCCTCGATAGCACCCTGCTGATCCAAGCGAGAGATGATAGCGTCGAAGTCAGCCAAAGCAGAAGGGATACCGCCAGACCAGAGGTTTCCGCGATTCTCTACAGCGTAGAAGATACCTTCGGAACCAGCTCCTTGAGCAGAACCAACAACAGCGTTAGGTACACCCAACTCCGCTGCTGCACCGGAACCCACTGCGGCAGGAACGGCCTCAATCATAGCTGTCTCGAGGTAGTCGTCAAAGCGGAGACGTGTCTCGTGCTCGGACTTCATGTACCACAAGTATCCGGTAGCACCGTTTTCTGTGGTAACCTCAATCCATCCAATCTGAGCCATGTCAGAACCAGAGACAGCATACTTGTCCTTGAGAATGACGGGCTTGTTCTCGAAGATGAAGTCGTCGGCCTCAAGAGAGTTAAGCATTCCGTTGGTTCCCTTCTTGAACTCAGAACCGTAAATCATCACGGTGCAAGCAGTCGTATCGGGGACGTTTTGGTTAGCCTCATAATACCGCACATTAAAAGTGCCTAGGGTGTAATCAACGTCGGTGACAATACCCTTGTTGCTCAAACCACTACCGGCAGCGTTGTCGGTAATGAATACTGTCTGACCAATGCGGATAGCGATGCCGCCATCACCTCCAGTAGTAACCGTTCCAGCGGGGACGAGAGCGTCGCCGACAGTCCACGTTACTGCGGTGCTAATAGCTCCGGGAGCCTGCGTAGTGGTTACGTTGGTGTACTTAGTGTGGAGACGACCTTGCTCAGCCCACTTGATGAGGTCTGAGTTGGTGGGCATCTCGGCACCAACCATGCGGAGGAAGCCGGAGATAGTCCGGTTGCCGTAACGCTCGAACTCCTTCTCGTAAGTATCAGGGAGATACTGGTTGAGGAAGTCGAAGTTGGTGATATAGTTGGATGCAACTGGAACCCGCTCTGCGCTGGGTTGCAAATTGAACCCCGGAGGTGTTTGTACTGAACCTGCCATGTTTTCTTGTTTTTGTTTTAGGTGGTGCGCCGCGTCTTAATCTTCAAGCCTCGACCTGAATCTTGATTGACGGCACGGATTTTTAATCCCCCCTTCGACGTGGTCTGCGGTGTCGTGCGCTCTGACATGTTTATGTTTTTTGTCTTGCGCATAACGTCGTCCACGGCCTCAGCTTTGCCCTGCTCAAAAAAGAACCGGGCAAACTTCTCAGGGTTCATAGCGACAGATAAAGACTTGTGGTATCCCGCAGCGTCCTTCACGAGCCCCTTATCGTCCAGATACTTGTTTAACCAAGCCTCGGGAGTCTGTTGGAGCTTCTTCAACTCTGTGCGGTCACCGGGAGTATAGACGTAGGATTTGTCGTCGAGGTTGAACTCAAAGCCCTTGAACTGTTCACTGAACACCTCGTTGGTCTTGTCGTCAAACCACTCCTTCCTGCGCTTCTGCTCCTCTTGGTACGTCTTCGCCTGCTCAACGTATTGCTTATACTCCTGATACTCCTCAGAACTCTCCAGAGAGTCGACACCCCTTGACTCAAGAGGTGCTTTGTACTTCTCTTTCTCTTCCTCGAAGTGTCGCTTCGCTTTAGCAATAGCTTTCTTCTTGGCCAACTTGGCCTTTTTGATGTCGCCCTCGTCATCGAGGTCTTCATCGTATTTGTATTCCTCGAGAAGGATATCGACGTCCTCAGCATCGAGGCCATCTTCCGTCTCAAGTAAATAGTCGCGCAACAACTTGTCCCCGTCCGACTCGTCGAGGTTCCTGTTGAGCTTGACAAAATCTTCCAAGCCACGGCCCGTCTCCTGACGGTACTTGTAATACGCGGCTACATCTTCGGGCAACTCCTGCTCGCGGGCCTCAGCCAGCTCATCCAAAGAGTTAATCTCCCGACCGTAACGCTCGCTTAAAAACGAACGCACCTCGTCCTCAGACAGGCCCGCAGGCTTATCCTCGGTTACTGCCCCCTCCTCAACAGCGGTTTCGCCATTGACCTCATCCTCGTGTTTAGCAAGGAGCTCCTGCTCCACCTCTTGGGTGGACTTAGATTCTACCTCGTTGACTTCCCGGACTTTGATTTCCATTAGTGTAAAATTATATTATTTATCGCGGACTAAACTCAGCCAAGTCGAAGCCATCTAGGCTGTCCTCATTCGACTCGAAATTCATTGGTGGCAAGTTGTTCTTACGCTGGTCGATAAGCTTGCTCTGCTCAGTATTCTGCTGACTAATCCTCTGTGACTTGGCACCCTCACGCTTGTCCTCACGCATCTGCAACTGCTGCTCCTGCATACCGTGGAGCTGCTGGTTGTAGCGGAACTCAAGGTCCATGAGCTGGGCCTTAGCCTGAGCCTCAGCCTGCATCTTCTCAATCTCGAAAGCAATCTCCGCCTGCTTGACCTGCATCTTACTCTGCGTCTCCGCCTGAATCTTTTGCATCGCCGTCTGCGCAGCCATCTGCTGAGACTGCATATTGTTCTGGGCCTGCATCTGCTGCTGCTGGAGCTGGAACTGCCGCTCCTCCTCCTGCTTAGCGATACGCTTAATCTTGAGCAGTTGGTTAGCGAGCTTGATGTTCTTAATCTCTCGGATATCGATGGCGTCCTCAAGGTCGATACCGCCCTTGCTTAAAGCCATTTGGATATTGGCCTCGAGCTGCGCACGCTGCTCCTCGTCAGGACTAATCTCAATAAAGATTCCGAAGTCGTAGATATAGAGCTCGTTAATCTCCTTTAGGATACTGACGTTGTATTTACCAATCTGGTTAACAAACTCATCCTTGAAGTCGGCGTACTCTAAGATGTCGCTAACACGGTACGTAAGGGCCTCAGCCAGAGACCGGAACATATACAGGCTCCCATCCAGAATGTGGCGGGTAGCCGTGTTACTGTTGGCGGCAGCCAGCTTCTGTAAGCCAACAAGGCTGTGTGAGTCGGGCGTACTCCCGTCGCGGGCCTCGTTGAGTCCCGTTACGTCACGAATCATCTGCAAGTAGTGATTCATA